GGTAAGCTTGGCGAGAATAAGGACGCCCCGCCTTAGCTCTGCGACTGGGTAGCTTGAAAACCCTGGAGGGTTTCCGTCAGCTTCACAAAGTCAGATTGATCGAGTTGTTCAACTGACTTTGGAGGGATCTCACAAAGGTTGGCAATCATGGCGATGACCTTACGGGCTTCGCCACCTTTGCCTTCTTCAAATGTGAGCTGATCACGAACGGTAGGACGCCTCATTGAAAGGGTGTCTACAGAAACGCCATCGACTTCGATGGCGTATTCAAGTTCGACTGTTTCAGTTGGACGGGGTTTTGATGCCATTGGGATCGCTCCTTAGTTGATTGCAGATCTGATGCTTTGTAGCTGGTCAACGCCACCGATAACCCGTTTTTGGTTTTCGATGTCGATGTTGATCAGTGTCTCGCCACCGATGGTTAGCTTATAAGTCCGGCAAGCGAACGTAAAAGCGGCCTCAGTCATTGAGCCAGCCTCGTAGGAGCCAGGGTCAAAAGACGTGATCGAGCCATCCATGGTCGTGACGATACCAACAGCGGTTTCACCGTTTTGCTGCAACGCTCCTTTGGCTTTCAAAATTGTTCCGTCTTGGATTCCCAAGCCGAACAATTTGATTACTTCAGGATCATATTCAGCAAGCGTAAATTCTGCTTCCATTAACTCCATGCCCATGTCGATTGCGACAGGAGCATCCATTCCACCAGCCCGAAATTCTTCGGTTTGGACAGAAAGTGTTGGCAGAGTTAGTTCTGAAATGCGGCCTGCGTAGGTCGTCCCGTCAATAAATAACGAAAAGTTACGAAGCACTTTTGGCAAAGTGGCAGCCATTGTCTAGTCCTCCCTAAGGGTTGGTGTTAGTAGCGCCAGAGCCCGACTGGTCAGCCGTGCTTTGGTTGTTTGGATCATTGGCTTGAGCGTCCGGCTCTGACTCATTGTCAGCACTGGAATCAGTCAAGATGTCTTCAATGAAGCCGTTGCTCAACACGCTACGGAAACGGACGCGCTCTGCGGGATAAGCAGGCGTGAACTCGAAATCGATAGTGATTTGCCCGTTGGCAATATCGGTCTCAGTGTTTGCGTCAGGGTCAATAGAAACCTCGCTGCCAAGAATGGCACCGCGTGTTTCAAGACTGCGCAGATAAGACGCAACGCTGTCGCTTAGGTTTGACAGATAGCTGCGTGTGATGCAGCCATCGACCGCGTACAGATGAGCACGCATCACAGATTCATTGACCATATCCACAATCCGTCGCGTGGACAGATATTGCTTTTGCTGGTCTGAAGTTGTGGTGTGATTGCCCCAAAGACGAAAACCGTTTTCACGAATAATCGTGGCAACATCGTTTTCATTTAGTAAATTAGCCTCACTATTTTCATCTCCTAAGAAGAATCCGACGGGGCGGCTTACGCCGACAATGCCTTGGATGATCCGGTTAGATGGTGAATACCAAAAACCGCGCTCAGCATCACTCTTAGCGATTACGCCTGCGACGTAAGCAGATGCAGGAACGGTCTTGCTGGAAGTAACTTTTACAGCTGGATCGACTAAATAGAAGCGATCCGAAACGTGCAAGTCTGCGTGCGCGTGCGCGTCTGCGGCGGTCGTGTTTGGCCCATCGCCAACAACGATTGCGCGAAGGCGACTAGAGACAGAAGCTGAAACAGAAACCAGCGCGGAAACAACCGGGTTGGCAACTTCAGAGCCGACAGTGTATGTCGCTTGATGTGTGAAGCCAGGAGCACACAAAACTTTTGGGCTAGCTCCAACGGCTGATTCAGCTTTTAGGAACGCCCAAACGCCTGTTCCGGCGTTCGCATCACCTGTCACGTTGACAAGGGTTGCAGCTTCGTCCGCGCCTTCTTCAACACGAATCACGACAACAGTGGCTCCAATCTGAGCAAAGATGCCTTCCATTGCGTCAGGCAGGGTTCCTGTCGCGCCGAGTTTTGCTGCCTTAGCGCGGCTTCCTGAAATAAGCACAGGCTCATTTAAGGGGAAATCAGCGGCCTGTGCCCCCGGCGCTGTGCCGATCAAGCCGATGACAGCAGAGCGAACGGTTTGAATTGGGCGGACGCCTTCGGTCGTTTCAATGACCTCAACGCCGTGAAGAAAATTACTTGGCATCAGTCAACTCCCAGAGTTTTTAGTTCAGCTGCGCGTTTAGCAGTCAACACGTTGGCCGCAGCCAACTTATTGATAGCTTCGACATACTCATCAGAATTGGCTAAATAGCCGCGCTCTGCGAGCGTCTCGACAAAATCCTGAACATAAGGATCAGTCGAAGCCTTGAGGGCCACACGCTCATCAACTGTCATAGAAGCGCGAATATTTGCTTTATTTAGAACCCTTGGCTGTTTAACAGGCTCAGGTTCAACGGCGGCAGGGTCTTCAACAAATTTGCCTGATTTGTCTTTTAGCATCCCTGGCTCAGTGCCATTAGGGACGTCGACAAAATCCTTTGCCACTTCAGGGTGAAAGAGAGTCGCAGGATCTGCTGAGCAAACTTCAACAACTCGATTGTTTTGGATACGGGCTTTCATTAGTTAGCTCCTCAGAAATTGACTTTGTACTGAATGATCACGAGACCGTGACCGCCATAACCGGGGTAGCTGTAGCCGCTGCCACCGCCACCGCCTGCATAGCCTCCATCACCGCCGCGCTGATAAGCTCCCGCGCCGCCGCCGCCGCCGAGCATTCCGCCCTGGCCTGCGCCGTTGTTGTAAGCGCCAGTGGCTCCGCTGTAGTTAGGCATTCCGCCGCCGCCAGCACCAGGGCCGCCGCATCCGGCTTGACCTTGGGGAAGGTACCAAGATGAATAAGTCATCAGAATGGCACCGCCGCCACCGCCGCCGCCGCCAAAGATCAGACGGTTAGGTTCAATGATTGAACCGCCTTCGCCAGACTGAGCAGAGTCAGCGATTGCGCCGCCATAACTGACATAAGTCATCATTGCGGTTGCGCCAGCCCCACCAGACCCAAAGAGTCCGGGGCCGCCACCTGATCCGGTGGACATGCTGCTTTGGTTGTGCTCACAGGCGCGACCGGCTGAACCGCCGCCGCCGCCGCCGCTATAGCTTTGACCATAGCCGCCTTCACCGCCGATACCAGCGCCGCCGCCAGCTCCGTAGCTTGTGCAGTGACCACCTGTGTAGCCGTAGCAATGACCATCGGGACCAGGGGCAGAGCCGCCGCCGCCGCCATATCCAGAAGTGGAGTTAGGTGATCCTGCGCCACCCGCGCCACCTTTTTGAATGATGTCGCCGCCGATGCCCCAGCCGCCTTCGCCGTAGTTCCCGCTATAGCCGTTGGAACCGGCGGAACCGGATCCGGTCGTGTTACCACCGAAGCCGCCGTGGGCACTGCAATGAGAACCGAAAGAAGAGGTGCCAGCTTGGCCGCTCTCGTTTGATCCCCTAACCCCAACAGTGATTGACTCGGTGTTGCCTAAAGAGGCATAAGGGATGTTCTTGATTGCAAGGCCGCCGCCTCCACCGCCGTAAGCGTAAGAGGTACATCCGCCGCAAGCGCCAGCTCCCCAAACGTAAACGCGAATATCCTGAGAAGCATCAAGATTTTTTGCGATTTTGTCGAACGTATGCGTACCACCCACATCGGAGTGGTAAGTAAACATTTCGACTGCGTTATATGGACCGTAGGGGTCGCCGGAGCCGCCGCCGCCAATGAATTGAGAAAAGGTGCTCATGATTAGTTAATCCTCCAGCCAGAAGTGGCGCTTGCATAGACCAGCTTAAAGCTGGCATTGATTTTGGTAACGGTCATGTCCTCATCGAGGCCCATGATCTTCAGTGAGTTGCGATCAACTGTGAGGTTGTTTGTGTCAAATTTACCGGCTGCGTCGATGAATTCGACGTAATCGCCCACAGTTGGAGCGGCTGGCAAAGTGACGGTCACAGCGCCTGCGGTTGTATCAAGCAAAAGCCTGACATTTGAGGCCGATGCGTGAGGGCTAGCTGCGTTGTCTACAGCCACCCAAGATGTGTGACTGTTTTCAACGTAAAGAGCAGTTGCCGCTTGCAGCGTCCCGGCTGTCGGATTGTTGGGCAATGTGATTTGACCCGTTAAAGACCCGCCGGTTTTGTCGAGCTTTGCGGCAAGGTCATTTGCAATCGTTGCAGCCATGTTGGCGTCATCCCCGAGGGATGCCGCTAGCTCATTGAGTGTGTCTAGGGCAGCGGGTGCGCCGTCCAAGATTTGCGAAACGGCAGTGTCGATCAAGCCGTTGATTGTTGCTGCGTCTGGACGCGCCGCGATGTCAGTATCGA